TCAGGCTCCGCCGCAGCAGACCAATCAGAGGTCACCGTCACGCTGCCCGAAACCACAACCGAATCGCAGGCAACGTTTGAGATTGACGTTTCGGCCAACCAGGTCTCGTTCCTGGTCAACAAGCAAGTGGTCGCTCAGATTGCCGATCATTTACCGGAGCCTTATCGCCTGCTCGAAATGGTCGCCTCGATCGTGAACACGGCGGCTGCGGTAAGCTCCACAAACGTTCTTATCGACTGGATCTTCTTTCAAAACTGCGACCAGCTTCAGATCACAAACGACTTCATCGGCAAGCCGCAGAAGGTTCAGCTCATGGGCCTCGATCAGCAGACGGGGCTTCCGCGCGATCTGAACCTTGACTCAAACGGCAACCTCATCATCACGGCTCTGACCGGCTTTGGTGCCGATTTTCGATCAGGTTATGTTAGCACGGCAGCCCTCACTCAGGTGCCTGTGCGAGCAACGACCTATACGCAGCCCACGACCAACGGCCAGAGGTCGTTTGCTTCGTCAAGCACCTCTGATGCGGCAGCCGGAACGGGCGCACGATCCGTCACGCTCACCTATTACGATCAGACGGGCGCAGGCCCCTTTACCGAGACCGTGACCCTAAACGGCACGACTCGCGTGAGCACGGTCGCCACCAACATCTGCTTCATCGAGAAGATGGATGTCGCCACGGTCGGATCGGGTGGCTCCAACGTCGGAACGATTACGCTCTATACGACCCCGATCTCGGGCGGCTCCGCCATCTGGACAATCGCCCCGGGCGACAATCGCGCGTTCTCGGCGCACCACTACGTTCCCGCCGGGAAGACCTGCAACATCACGGGCCTGTCTTGCTCCCACAACGGAACGACGGTTGGCTCGGGCGCGGTGTTCATCATCCGCTCGATCGCAGTTGGAGTGCCCAACGTGCCCGAAATTCAAATCTCTGATTTTGTGCGCCTCTACGGTCAGAGCAGCACGTTTAGCCGCACCTATCAGTCGCCGATCAAGGTGACCGGCCCAGCCAGGGTAACAGTCTACGTTACGCCCGAGAGCACAAGCGCGCTGGTCTACCGATCCGCCATCGACTACTTCGAGCCCTAAAGGAGATTCGCCATGGAAGTCGCCTGGAGCGAATTCAAAAAATTCATCGACCAGAAGCGCGTCTCCCCTCAGATGGTCATCGTCGGCTCAAACTACTGGCTTAAAGCCATGAACGAGTTTTTTGACATCGAATGCCTGGTTTCGACCGACCCTGCTCATCCAGACACCCAAGACTTCGAGGCCAACTATCTTCCCATCTGCAATCAATCGACAACGCCCGAGGTCGTCACCCAGTTTGAAAAGCGCGACAAAACGCTTAAGATCGCTCACGCAGAGGCCCCGGTCGATCCGGTAACCGGCGAGGCCGTAGCCCTCCTGCGCGTCCCGGGCACCCCGGGCACCGACGACGGGCGGTGGATCTCGGCAGGTGTTGCGTTCTTTGACCAGTACACACCGGGCGACAAAATCATTTCAGTCCACTTTACCGATGAGGACAATCTGCTCGGCATGGGCGCAGGAGCAGTCGCGGGCTCCTACACCGACGACGCCGCCGACGCGGGCAACCAGGGCTGGGCCATCCCACCCTGCGGGTTCGTTAAGGCCGAGGCCGTGGGCGGATACGGATTTGCCCCAGCCGGGCTCTACCTGCGCGTCACGGGCAAAAAGGGCGGAGCCGCACCCTACTCAGGCACTTTGTTCGTCAACCTAGAGTGGAGCGAGCAAGACGATGCGTAACCCGTCGTATCGAGAGACCAAGGCTTATCAGCACTCGCCTATTCCTAGCCTCATGGCGGGCGACATTGGGTTTGTCTTCCACACCGGCAACCCCATCTCAAGACTCATTGCTTGGTTCATGAAATCCAGGTTCTCGCACAGCTTCCTGGTTTACGGCACGCTGCGCGACCAAACGCTGGTCGTCGAGACCTCTGACTTCGAGGTCGTCATTTCGACTTTCGACCGATACCTGGCCGACCCGCGCTGCCGCATCGAGGTCTACCGGCCTACAACGCCAGGCAAGCCTCAGCGCGACCTAGCAGCCCGCCACGCCTCCGAGCTGCTTGGAACCACCTACGGCTATCTGCAACTTCTTTCGCTCGGCCTGAGGCGAATCCTGCGGCGCCTAGGCGTAAGGATCCCAAACTTCATCCGCCAGGGCGTGGTCTGCACCGCAGTCCCTCTTTACGGCTGGCACGGCCTGGGGCTGCCCGTGCTCTCTCAGATTGACCCCGAGAGCATCGACACCGAAGAGCTGCACCACATTCTGACGCAGATGCCCGCAAGCTATTCCCTCGTTTACCAGCGCGAGGCCCTCTAGCTATGTCCGACACTTCAGAGAAGAAGCCCCGAGCCAAAATGGGAAGACCGCCAGTCCAAATCGACTGGGCGCTGGTAGACAAGCTCTGCCACATCCATTGCACCAAGAGCGAGATCGCCGCGGTCACCGGCGTTTCCGAAGACAGTCTGGAGCGGCACATCAAAAAGAAGTTTGGTCAGACTTTTGCGGCGTTTTGGGAGCAAAGGGCCGCGGTGGGCAAAATGTCGATTCGCCGCACCATGTTCGACATGGCCGTCAACAAGAAGGACCGCGTCATGTTGATTTGGCTCTCGAAGAACCTTATGGGGTTTGCTGAGCGGATCGAGCAGAAGTCCGACGTGCGCGCCGACGTAAAGACTGAAGTAGAGTTCGTGGCCGAGTGGGGGGCGTTACCCGGTGCCGGAAACGAGGAGGCGGGTTGAACGCCTGCGGCTTTATACGCCGCATCCAAAGCAGCTCGAATGCCACCGAGCAGCCGACATCTCCCGGTTCCTGGTCATCGCGTTTGGTCGCCAGTCAGGCAAGAGCACCTGGGCTAATAATCACATTCTAAGACGCGCATGGGAGCGGCCCGGGGTCTACTGGTACCTTGCCTCGCGCTATGACTCGGCTGAGACTCAGTACCGACGGGCCAAGCACGCTCTAACCCGCTCGGGAGCAATAACGCGCCATCACGATACAAAGCTGGAACTCTGCCTTCGCTCGGGTTCGGCCATCCGCTATCAATCGGGCAAGGTGCTTCACGACCTGCGCGGCGACACTCTGCACGGCGTCGTCGTCGACGAGATGCGCCAACAACACCGCGATCTCTGGTCACAGGTTCTTAACCCAATGCTCGCAACCACGGGCGGCTGGGCTGCCATCGTTTCCACGCCCAACGGCTATGACCACTTTTACGACTTGGCGCAGCGGGCTCGAACAGGCGAGGAAGGGTGGGCCTATTTCAATGCGCCTTCGACTTGCAACCCGCGATTCACCCAGGCCGAGTTCGACCGCAGCCGCCGCGAGATGAGCCAAGCCGAATTTCGCCAAGAGATCCTAGCTGAGTTTGTTAACCTAACGCAGGGCAGCGCATACACTTTCACGCAGGATCTGATTACCGATCGGCACCCGTTCAACATCTACGGCGGCGACGTTCACCCACACCTGGCCGTTCACCTCTACTGCGACTTCAACGTGCGACCGCTCTCCTGGGTCATTGCCCAGTATCACCCCGTCTTCGGCCACTATTGCCTAGACGAAATCTTCTTGACCCAGCGCACGAACACCGAAGAGGGCGCACGCGAGTTCGTCGAGCGATACCGGAGGCTAGGCACCACGGCCAGCGTGCGGATCGTAGGCGACGCCACGGGCAAGTCGCTAAAGACCTCGGCCTCGGGCGAAACCGACTACTCGATCCTGTTCCAGGTGCTAAGGGACGCAGGCATCGCGCACGAAAACCTAACTCCTGACGCGAACCCGGGCGTAAAGGACCGAGTCAACGCCGTAAACGCTAGGCTTAAGCCCGCCGACGGGAAGCCGCGCATCCGCATTCACCCGCGCTGCAAGAACCTGATTCGGGATCTAGAGCGCGTGGTCTGGAAAGAGGGCGCCTCCGCGATTCTGGATCAGAAGACCGATCCGCTGTTGACCCACCTCTCCGATGCTCTAGGGTACGGGGTCATGGTGTTTGATCCGATCCAGGGCGTGGCCGAGGTGGGTAGCCTCCGCGTGCTTTCGAGGTAGACTAGAAGGCGATGGCAAGGCCCATTTCGCAGACGAGGTCTTACCAGACCTTTACGGCGCTCCGGGACCGGGCGCTAGAGCGTTTGCACGCGCAGGCGCAGGCGGATATTTCTCAGACGCTCTCGGTCTTCCTACAGGCCGTCCTAGGCGAGGTCGCCCTGGCCGTATCAAAGCACATTCAGGGCGAGCTGCTTCCGGTTTACGCGCAGCGGCAGCTCGATGAGGGGATTTTCAAGGCGTCGCTTCGTGCCGTGCCGGCGTTGCTCTCGACCTATACGCACTTTCTTCGCCAGTCGTGGATTTTGGCCGCCGCCTCCGAGGCCGCCGCCATCTCACGCGCCATCGGTGAAAACGTCGGCGAGGGGATTGGCGCTCTAGCTCCGAAGATCCTGACACAGACATTCACAGGCGAGTCCATCCAGGGCCGCATCCAGATCGCGCTCGACCGCGTGCGCAGAGATGTGATTGACGCCGTGCAGCTCGGCGTGCTGATGGACGAGGGCCAGCAGGCGATCTTGTTCCGCGTTCGTCGCGCGTTGCCCCGGGTTCGCCAGTTTGCCTCTGCGCCCCGGGTGCTGCAAAAGCGCCGGGCCATTCGTGAGTCCTCGGCAGGGTTGCTTGGAGGCGGCTTTCGCCTCTCCAATCGCCTAGGCATCCCCGAGCGAGAGTGGGATGCAATTGTATCAAACGCGCTTGCAGCGAACCCCACGCAGCCGTTTCGGGGCCCGGGCACCGTCTTCGATCCGCTCAAAGACGAGCAAGGCCGCATCCTGGTCAAAGACCTCGACGAAGAGGGCGAGCCCATCACCGAGTGGTATGGTTGGGAAATCGAGCAGCTTCTAACCCAGGACTTCGTGCATCAGGTCAGGCAGGGCCAATTGGAGGCCGCAAAGAAGGCGGGCGTGCGCGATATGATCTGGATTGCCGTGATCGACGACCGCACGGACGACTGCTGCTCCAAGCGCGATGGACTAACCACGCGGGAGATCGAAGGCCGCCTTAAGACCAATTGGAAGAACGACGACTGCCGGGCAATCGTTCCGCCAGCGCATTTCAACTGCCGTTGCCGGCTTGCTCCCGATGCCGAGACCGAGCAACCTGATGATCTCGACATTGGTATATCCGCCGAAGAGTTTACCCGCTGGGCACTAAGCGACGCGCCAGCCGTGAGGAGCAGAGATTGAAGATGGAAGACGCAATCGAGACGCAAACTCCGAGCATGATCCGCGCCAGACTGCTAAAGAATCAGGTCGTGCGCCCGGATTACACGATTAATGATCGCTGGGTACCGTGGAATGGCGAGGACCCGCTGGAGATTCACTCGTTTGCGGAGCTCTTGGAGGCCGCCGCCAAGGGCAAGGTCGAGATCGAGGGCCGCGTGCTGTGCGCGGACCCGAAAGGCCACAAGCTGGTTCATCGCCGCATGGATCAAAGGGCGATCCTAGAAGCCTCAAAGCGCACACCACCGAAGCGGCTTCGAGAGGCCCTAGACCGCTTTGCCTACGATATGGACGACAGCATCGGCGGAGGCGGCACGATCGGACAAGAGGTCATCCCGCTTCTAGGCGGCCCGTTCAACAAGCAGCTCTACTACCACGACTACCTGCGGATGCACGCGCTGTGCTTCTACGCCTACCACAACGATCCGGTGGCGCGGGCGATCGTGAACATCACGCGCGACTTCGTTTACGGGCGCGGCTTTTCGGTCCAGTGCGAGGACGCTGCTGCTCAGGCCCTGTGGGATGCGTTTGCTCGCGTAAACGACATTGGCCGCATGTTTGATTTCGTCACGCGCGAGAGCAGCGTCTACGGCGAAACCATGATCTGGTGGCTGCCGCAGAACGAAACCAAGATCGCCTACCGGGTTCAGCCGGGCCAGGAGCCGCCCAAGGGGCTGCTGCCGCGCATTCGGCTGATTGACCCCTCGGTGGTATGGGAGATCGTGACCTATCCCGAGGACATCACCCGCGTTCTCTCTTACCGCTGGGTCGCGCCGACCCAATACCAGATGTATTCGGGCAAGGATGCGGGCAAAAGCGTGCCGGGCATCAAATTCA